CATGAAATGATGTAACAACATGGTCGGGTACTGTTACTAGGGTGGCACTATTTTTATTAGCATGAGCAGACTTTCTAAAAAACTTAATAAGACCCGCGGCTTGTTTTGATTCATTTTCTGAGTCGGGTAATATTATCCAAGCAAATGAGAAGCTTCTTAATGCAGTATTTTGATATCTTAAAAGTTCATTCGGATTCATAATTTTGCCGGTAGCTTTTTGAATTTCTGTGCTTAAAATACCACCAATACTGCCACCTAATACTGTTGACACCAATGCAGGTACTGCAGGAATCATTCCTATGGCCGCACCTGCAAGGGCAAGCACAGCGGGGTCAGTGAGTACCGTTGGGTTTAGTATGTCAGTCTTACCATCGGTCAATCCTTCAAGGGCTGCCCCTAATTTTCTAGTGTCTTCATTATATCCCATGCTATCATTTATTTGAATATCTGTAGGCATGTATAAGGCAATAGAACCAGTGTAATCACGCTTAGCGTGACCTGCTACATTTTTAACAAATTGTTTTATATGGGATAAAACACCTTCCGCCGATTCTTTGACAGCAGCTGCATTCACTTTAGCCTGTTCTTTCTTGTCTTCCATATCGGTGATTGTAACATTTTGTTTCATTTTCATCAAAGGAGCAATGACTTCCGCTTGTGATTGGTGTCTAAGCATCGATGCTGATTCATCTATTTTCATAAACTCAAAAAGCATAAATGGTTCATGTGTCATACCGGATATTGTACTCATTCGCTCTACCGCATACTCACTTGACTGATGACTATTAAAATTTATGTCATCCATCATTGTGTCATTACCGACAGTTTCTGGATATTTCCAATGTTGAAATCCGTCATACCTATGACTTCCTCGCATTGTTTTATTGCCCAATGACCCTGCTTCTGCGCCGTGTCCTTCTTCGAATGCCATAATTTGTTCCTTTTACTTGTATAATACTTATTTATACAGATTATATAAATACTTGTATGAAAAAAACATATTCAGGTAAATGGAAGCCGAAGCATCCTGAGAAATATAATGGTGATGTCGATAAGATACATTATAGATCTTTGTGGGAAAGGAATGCATTCAGGCATTTAGACGACGCAACGTGGGTCAAGTGGTGGCAAAGCGAGGAGACTGTTATACCATACATCTGCTCAACAGACCGTAAGCCTCATAGATATTTTATTGATCTTACCATACGAACCAAGTCTGGTCGCACGCTGGTGGTTGAAATTAAGCCTCACGCTCAAACCCTACCGCCTAAACGTAAGAAGCTTAATGAAGCATTAACCTATATGAAGAACACATCTAAGTGGGAATACGCAAGAAAGTATTGTGATGCTCGTGGTTATGAGTTTCAAATATGGACTGAGCATGAATTAGAAGCTATGGGCGTAAGAACAATGACAGTTGGATTTAAAGCGAGTAAAACGAAGACTGGTAAGAGAATATGGAAAACCTTAACTAAGCGTAAGAAAAAGGTATAAATATAGTTATGAATATTAATAGAGATACCAATGGCTAGTTTATTTGACAAGTTAGAATCAGAAGCATTCCGTAAAGGTATAACAGCCAGAACTAAAGAAGCCAACACTTGGTTTCAAAAAAGGGTTCAGAAGCTTGGTCCGCAAACTAAGGCTATTCTTAAAGATGATAGATTAACAGCTCGAGGCGGTGCTAAATCGGGGGAGATGGTGATGTACACCTATGACCCGAAGCTTAAGAAAACATTGCCTTACTATGATACATTCCCTTTAACAATTGTTGTTGGTCCAGCTAAAGATGGTTTTTATGGTATTAACTTACACTATCTACCACCCAAAATCCGCGCAATCTTTTTAGACAAGTTAAATGATGTAGCAACTAACCAAAAGTTTAATGCAACAACTAAATTTAAGATTACATATGCATTATTAAAAGCGACAAAGAACTATAAATACTTTAAACCGTGTTTCAAGCATTACCTTACAAAAGGTGTGACTTCGAAGATTATGAAGGTGTCCGCTTCAGAATGGAACATTGCAATATTTTTACAAACATCTACTTTCAAGAAAGCTAGTGAAGGTAAAGTTTGGTCTGACTCGAGGAAAAAATACTAATGTCATTACCAGTAAGTATAGATACAATGAAGTCAACAATCAATCGTCGTGGTGGAGTAGCACGTGGCAATCGATTCGCTGTATATGTTTCGCATCCTTCTAAAGGAATGAATAGTCTTTTGAAGTTTGACCCCGCCACATTATTAAGTAACTTAGTATCTGGTGATGGTGTAAATATTGGAGACTTTATTAGTGACCCAAGAGATATGTTTTTACTATGTCAAACGGCAAGTCTTCCTGGTAAACGTATAACAACAACTGAAGCTACACATAATCATCACAGAACTAAAAAGCCATATTCAATGATGACTGAAGAAGTCACTATGTCATTCTTATTAACGAATGATTATTATGTAAAAAAGTATTTTGATTCGTGGCAAAATATGATCATCGATGATTCGAGTGAGCATTATAAAACAAGTTATAAAAGAGATTATTCCACTGATGTAACAATCCAACAGCTATCAACATCAAATGATTTTATACCTGCATATTCTATACAGTTATTAAATGCTTATCCTATTCAAGTTAGTTCTGTTGAATTAGGTAATGGTGGTGAAGGTTTATTAGAAGTAAGTGTTACATGGGAATATGATAATTGGAAGCACGTTGGATTAATCGACGGGTACACAGATCTTGCTGGTAGTTTATTAGACTCCTTGAAGAGCACTATGAACCAAGTAGCAAATGTAGTAAGTTAGAAATTTTAATTTTAAAATAATGGAGAGAGATTGATATGTTGCCAAAAATTGCAACCCCAAAGTATGATATGATTGTACCGTCAACCGGTAAAAGTATTACATATAGACCATACGTGGTCAAAGAAGAGAAAATACTGCTAATAGCATTAGAGTCTGAAGATGAAAAGCAAATTGAGAAATCAATTTATTCAATGATTGAGTCATGCTTAGATGGCAAAGTTAATATAAATGATTTTACTAATTTTGATATTGAATTTATATTTTTAACATTACGCTCTATGAGTGTAGGTGAAGGAATTAAATTGAATATACCTTGTTCATCTTGTGAAGAGCCTAATGAAGTTAGTGTTGATTTAAATAAATTAGAAGTTAAGAATAATGATTTTGATAAGAAAGATCTTCAAATTAAAATCAATGATGATATAACTATTGATTTACGCTGGCCTACCATGAGTGATAGGGCTGTAGAAATTACCTCTGGCACAGAGGCTGTTATTCATATGGTTGCTAAATCTATTGGTACATTGTATCATGGTGAAGACATCATTAGTATGAGTGACACACCGTTTAGTGAGGTATTAGAATTTGTTGAGAGTTTAAGCTCAGCACAATTTAATCAATGTATGCAAGTGCTTGTTAAAACACCATACACTGGTTATGATATAAAATTCACATGTAAGAAGTGTGGACATAAGAACGAAAGAGAGTTAAAGGGAATGGCTGATTTTTTTCAGTAGCCCTTTCACATGATTCAGTAGTATCGCATTATAAAACAAATTTTGCGTTAATGCACCAGCATAATTTTCAACTGGAAGATTTGAATAATATGTTGCCATGGGAAAGGGAGATATACGTCACCCTTTTGACTAATTGGATCGAGGAACGTAATAGGGAAGAGAGTAAGCATGGCTGAAGATAAACAAGTTTCAATATTGCAAGCAGTAGTTGCTGAGCTAAGGCAACTTAACAAATCCAGTAAAGTGGATATGATGCGTGAAAAAGAGGCGCAGCTCCGTGCAGAAAAACTTGCCGAGAGTTCCGTCAAAGTAGAGGATCAAGGTGCTGAGGCTATTTCAAATTCTCAAGACTTTTCCCGTAGGTTTTTAGCAGGTCAAGCAAAAGAATTACTTAATAAAGGTAAACTAACACCTCCAAAAGAGGGTGATAAACCTGCCACACGAGACCAATGGCACATAGCTCAGAAGACCCGAGTATCATTGGGCGAGACAGTAAAGAATATCTATGATATATTTGAAAAGAAAAAAGGTGATGAAGCAGAAAACGCTCGTGAAAAAGATAAAGATAAAAAAGATAAAGCCAAGGTATCTAAATCTGGTGGGGGTAGTTTAGCTAAGGCAGCTAAAGGCGCAGCTGGTATGGCTGCTGTTGGTTTAGGACTTGGTGGTTTCATGAGTGGACTAATGGTCTGGTCTGGCTACGAAGGTTTCCAGGGTGCCAATTTTCCTACTCAAGCAAAGAATCTAAAAGATGGTTTTAACCATATAGGTGGCATGGACAATAAAGCCCTTATTGTAATGGGCTCTATGGTAGCGGCTGGTGGTTTATTCGGTGCTACTCTTGGTGTAGGTAAATCAATTAAAGGTGCTGTTGGTATGTCTGCTGTCGGACTAGGTCTAGGCGGATTTATGTCAGGACTTATGGTATTTTCTGAAGTTGAACAATTTACCGGTTCCAATTTCCCTGTACAAGCAGAGAATTTAGTAAAAGGATTTAACCATATAGGTGGAATGAAGAAGGAGTCTATTGCGGCTCTAACTGCCATCATTGGTATTGGTGCTATTGGTGGTGCGGTTTCTGTTGGTAAAACAACTCTTGCTGCTGGTGGTATGG